TACCAAAGTCAGTAGTAGATTGGGTAGAAAAATTAGTTAATGAGACAGTACAAGTCTTCAAGGATGAGGTTGTAAATCAACAATTAGATATTGAACAAGTAATTGATGACGTTTCAGATTTAAATAATCGGGTAGATGAAGCAAGACGAGATGCGTATGACACTACAAGTGAGGTAGACTACCGAGTTGATAATGCAGATAATGAGATTGAGGATTTAAAAAATAAAGTTAGTGACTTAGAAAGCAGACTGGATAGTTTAGAGGAGAACAATGACTAGACCTATCTTCGGCTATGACTACAACGGGACTAACATTGAGTGGACTTGGAATGTCTCAGCAGAGAAGCTAACATGGAAAACTTGGCGACCACGTTTAAACGATGTTAAGATAATTAGTAGTGGACTTGATGACGCAACGTGTGTTATAATAAAAGAAGAGATACATAAAAGTGTTATGGATTCGGAGTATCCAAAGAAAGAAAAGCTAACAGGTATGTATAAACAGAGAGGATATAAATGAGTAATCATATACAACAACAGATAGAGGAACAATGGTACGAGGAAGGACTTGAGATCGCAGAGATCAAAGGTTATTCTGAATCATCGTGGGATTTACATGCAGAAAGATATGTAGAAATGATGAGGAGTATGTAAATGAGGACAACAACAGGACAGGTTACACATGAGAGTGTAAAGAAAAAGACTTCGATTGGTAGAGGTAACGTAGGATTCTCGACCATGAATAAAAGAAAGAAACAAACCTACAAAAAATATAGAGGGCAAGGAAAATGAAAATTACATCATGGAATTTAGGTATTGTTTGGGAAGATGGTACAGAAGAAAAGATAGCAGACATACCTGATTGGGTAGCAAACAGAGTTGATGAATTCTTAACTGAATTAGAGGAAGAATATGAAAACTAAATACTTAGTTTCCTGATTCGTTGACTAATGCAGGATAAAAGGATTCCGATTCGGTAGGTACTGCAACTAAGTATAAGTCTGATTTTCCCACGTTGCGTGGAGGTTTGTACAGACTTAAAACAACAAAGCCATAATTTGCATAGTGCTAGGCATCACTATTAAAAAAACTGCCTACTTATATTAATAATTAAAGAGAGGGAAATGAATATAAAACATTTAAAAACAAAGGTAACAATAGAGTTATCACCAGAAGAATACACTATGTATATTTGGCAAGTTAATAAACTTGACAATATAGTATCAGGACTAACTGAGTTTCACGATTTATACGTAAGTGATTTAGGTAGGCTAGAAACTTTAAGGTGGAGACTAACAGACTTGTTAGGTCTTGAGTGGAATAGTGAGAAGCATAGATACATAAAGGAGGAGAAGTAATATGGTAAGTGCAAATAATTTAAAACAATATGTAGCAAAGGAAAGACCTAATGTTAGTCAAATGACATTGGATATAATAGATGCTATTAAAACTAATCAGACTGTGCAGTTTACATATGGTGGACACGATGCTATAAGAGAAGCAAACCCCGATAAATTCTTTGGAGACTTTGAGCTTTTCGGTGGAAACTTAACCAACTGGGATAACGATGATTCGTATAGACAGTTTAGACTTGACAAGGTAGATGAGTGGCTAGGCATACCAATACAGTACAAGGTCTATGTAGAACTAGACATGAGTGGGTATCCAACTGATAAAGAAGTAACAGAGAAACTACATGAACTATTAGATAGTGCCGAGCCTATTATGTATACACTTAAACCACAATCAGGAGATAAATAATGAGTAATGTAATAGACTTAACAGAACATAAAGAAACAAAGGATGAGTTGCTTGATAGGACAGCTATAAGTTTAATAGCTGAGTACACAACAACGCTCGAATGGGATTTGGAAGAATTAAACATTGATGCTAATGAAATAGATGATTACTATATTAAATATGGTACACTTCATATAACATACAAAGATGGTAGTACAGTTGAGCATGAGAATAACTGCGAAGGGAATACAGATTATAAATGGGCAGACAAAGAAACATTTTATAATGACCAGTTTAATGAAGTGTGGTTAGACATATGACACAGTACGATATCTTTCCTGTGTATGAGAAAGTTATACAGAAAGAACAGATTAAGCATGTTCATTCTAACAATGGCATACGAGAAACGAAATGGACTGATGGTACAGTAGAGCTGTACTCTTATGTTGATGATAAAATAATTCAAAAAAGAAGTTGACTTTAAGTAGCAACCCATGTTATAATAGAGGTATACATGATAGTTTTAAGTGATAAAGAAATAGTATTAACAAGAGAACAGTATATGAAACTTGGTTCTGATTCTAATATTATGAATGATATGTATGAGATGAAACTAGGACATAATCTAAGGGTAATAGATAATGATTATGTCTTATCTTTCTTAGACAGACAAACTTATGACATGTTTATGGGGTATATTTATGAACCATACTTGAGGGAAGTAACACTATGAATCATATAACTAACTACGTAGCCCTCACTATACCACTAGTTAGTACGTATCCTATACAGCATAGGGTTAGTAAGAGGTCTAACGATTCACTCAAAACCTCACACAGTTTAAACGACTTCAATATCAATAATAAAATAGGAGAAAAAAATGGCAATACTTGAAGGACAATGTGAATGGGCAGCAGTAAGAGTGCCCAACACAACATTTACACCAGAATATCAAATCACTTTAGTGCTTGATGATAAAACTGCAGACGATTTTACAGGTCGTGGTTTTAGAGTTAAGGATGTTGATGGTGTTAAAAAGATTATGTTCAAACGAAAAGTTGAACGTAAGGATGGTACTCCTAATGCAGTACCTAAACTATTGGACGCTAACAAAGAACCACTAGACATATCTGTCGGGAATGGTTCAAAGGTTAGAGTTCAATACCGAGAGTGGGAAACAACCAATCAGTTTGGAGACTTTAAAGGATTAGACCTTCAAGCAGTACAGGTTATTGACCTTGTTGAATACACAGGTTCTGATGGTAGCGAATTAGAATCTATAGACGATGATCTGGAGTTTTAATTATGACAGAAGAAGAAATTAAACCTAGTATAACAATAGATAATGTACCTATAAATGTGGAGGACTTACCAGAAGAAGGGCAAGGAATCTTTGGTAGATTACAACGATTGAATCAGAAGAAAGCTAATACCATGCTTGACTTGGAAGAGTTACAAGCAGGTATAAACTTTTTCTCTAATAAGATTATAGAGATTGTTAATACAGAAGGACAACAGAAAGTAACTGAAGTATCAGATGCTGATGTAGTTGATGAAGAACTATCGGAGTCTAACGACTCAGACTAGTGTGCCTAACAAGTTGCTAGACCTTGTAAAAACTAGCATCGTGTAGTTAGGGGATGATACTCCTATAAAGAACCTAGAAATGTGAGTAGTCTTAATTGACTGAGAGGACATGAGGAAAGGTCGGAGATGAATTAGGGATAAGACTGCGAAATCCATACCCGAACTAACTACACACTTTTTAATAACGTGAGGAAATCAATATGGCTTTTGCAGAATATAAATTACCATGCCCTGAGTGTGGTGGTAGTGACCCAGTAGCAAAGAATACAGATGGTTCAGCTAAATGTTTTAGTTGTGACACCTACTTTCTTAACTACGAGGGAGCAACCAAGGGTAAGACAATGCCAACAAAGAAACAAGAAACAATAAAACCAATAGAGAATCCACATGGTGCAGATTACTCTGCTCTAACAGACCGAAGGATATCAGAAGCGACTGCTAAAAAGTATAGCGTCAAGTGTGTCCTTAGTTCTAATGGGGAAATCGTTCAGCATCTTTACCCTTACTTCAATAAGCATGAGCTTACTGCTACTAAGGTTAGATATGTTAGGGATAAAAACTTTTCTGTTATGGGTAGCTTTAACGGAACAGGTTTATTTGGAGAACAACTCTTTCAGAAAGGTAAGTACGTTACTATAACCGAAGGTGAGTGTGATGCGATGGCTTGCTATGAATTAATGGGTAGCAAGTGGGCATCAGTATCAATCAAGCGTGGCTCAAGTGGAGCAGTTAAAGATATTAAAGAAAGCTTAGAGTTCTTAGAAAGTTTTGATAATGTTGTTATCTGTTTTGATAGTGACAAGCAGGGTAAGGAAGCTGCAAAGAAAGTTGCAATGTTATTCCAACCTAGTAAAGCAAAGATTATGTCTTTACCTAATGGGTTTAAAGATGCTAATGATATGCTGCGTCAGAACAAACACAAAGAATTTGTTGAGGCTTGGTGGTCAGCTAAGACTTATACTCCTAGTGGAGTTATAAATGTATCAGAATCAAAAGGAGATTTCTTTAATCGAGAGAAGAAAGAAAGTGTTCCTTATCCTTGGAAAGGTTTGAATGATAAACTGTTTGGGATGAGACAGGGAGAGCTACTAACCTTAACAGGTGGTACAGGATTAGGTAAGTCTTCAGTAACGAGAGAGCTTGAGCATTGGTTGATTAAAGAAACTACAGGTAACGTAGGTATCATAGCTCTTGAAGAAGATTGGAGAAGGACTGTTGATGGTATCTTATCCATCGAAGCTAACGCTAGACTATACATTGACCAAGAGCGAGATCAATTCTCACCAGAAGAGATTGACAAATTCTTTGACATCCTGTATGATGGGGAGAATAAGAATAGAGTATGGGTTCATGCTCACTTCGGAACGAATAGTATAGATGAAATATTTAATAAGATTAGGTTCATGATTATAGCATGTGATTGTCAATGGATAGTAGTAGACCACTTACATATGTTAGTGTCTTCATTATCTGAAGGGGACGAGAGAAGGTCTATAGATAATATCATGACCAGACTTAGAAGTATTGTAGAAGAAACTAATGTTGGTATGATATTAGTATCTCACTTACGTAGGGTAGATGGTAATAAAGGACACGAGAACGGAGTGGAGGTTAGTCTTTCACACTTAAGAGGTTCACAAAGTATCGCACAGTTAAGCGATTGTGTTATTGCACTTGAACGTAATCAACAATCAGAGGATGAAGAAGAATCTAATACGACCCGAGTGAGAGTATTAAAGTCTAGGTACACAGGTGATGTGGGTCTTGCATCTCACTTACGTTACGATAGAGAAACCGGCAGGCTAAGGGAAGTACCTAAAGAACAGTTTGAAGAAGATGATAATGAACTCTTGGAGTTATAGATATGGATTTAGTATTTGACATAGAGACAGACGACCTTAAGGCTACCAAGATACATTGTATTGTAGCACAGGACGCTGACTCCAAAGAGACATTCAAGTTTCCTCCTGATAAATTAGAGGAAGGATATAAGTTTCTTGAGAAAGCTGATAGACTTATTGGACATAATATTATAGGGTTTGATATCCCTGTATTAGAAAGGCTAGGCGGTATAAAGTTATCTCATAAACCTGTTGTTGATACTCTTGTTATGTCAAGACTATTCAATCCTGTACGTGAAGGAGGACACAGCTTAGAGAAGTGGGGTTTTCGTTTAGGTTTTAAGAAGATAGAGTTTGATGATTACTTAAACTATTCTAAGGATATGTTAGACTATTGTGTACGTGATGTGCATCTCAATACAGTTTTGTTTCATCACTTACGTAAAGAAGGGGCAGGTTTTAATAAGGAATGTGTTGCACTTGAGCAGACTGTTGCAGATATAATAAAGAAACAAGAGGACACAGGATTCCAATTTGATTTGCAGAAAGGGGAATTACTTTTAGCAGAGTTACGAGAGAAGATGCAACAAGCAGAGGATGAAGTTCATAAAGAATTTAAACCTAAGTTAGTTGACATCAGACAAGTAAATCCTAAACTTAAGAAGGATGGAACATTATCTAAGTCAGGATTAACCCCTGAAGAGTACGAAGAAAGATTACCTACAAATAATATTAAACCTTTTATGCGTAGAAAACTTCAAGACTTTAATCTTGGTTCACGTAAACAAGTTGGTGAGTACTTGATAGAGTTTGGTTGGAAGCCTAAGAAGTTTACTCCTACTGGTCAGCCGATAGTAGATGAGACTACACTTGGTAAGA